ACCGCAGTGCGAGCTTACGCGCGAGCAGTTTGTGGTTATTCTGCAAAGGCTCGGTTTGCTCAAGTAATAATTTCCCTGGTGTTCAATTTGGACACCAGGGTTTTGTTTTGTCACTATTCGGCTCACGCACTCGCGCGCAGAGATATACAACTTGCATTCCTGTGCTGGTTTTTGTGGTTTGTGAGACGGCTGCTCTTTTTTTATATTGTGAGTTGTCCTTTATCAAGTCACTTTGTGCGTTAGCTGTGGCGCGTGATATGCCGTAAACACCGTAATATCATCTCAAAATACCACTCAAATAACGTAAAAGGGTTGCAATTCACAGAAATCACATTTCTGGCAGTCAAGAGGTCATGGGTTCGATCCCCACCGTCTCCACCATCATAAACCGCTTATTTCTTGGAAATGAGCGGTTTTTCTTTACCTTTTCGGCAGTTTGAGATTTTCCAAAATCCTGTTTGGTGTTTATTTGGTGCTTACGGTGCAAAAAACAAGGGCGTTCCCGCGTTTAGATAACTCAATTAGGGATTAACGAAAACAACGATTAATCTCTAAGCAAAGCCTTCCAACGGAACTCAAAAATAAGAATGATCACACTAGAGTATAGACTTACTCCAGTGTGGTCATTTTTATTTTAAACATTTATTCCTTATATGATTGTTGATAGGAATGTGCCTCAAATTTCAATTTGTCGCAGGCTCCAACAAAGTCTGCAAAAGATTGTTGTAACTCTATA